GATTAGAAGTTTCTATTGCTTCCGTTAAGCCTTCTTGACCCGCAGCAAACCCTTCTTCTCTAGCAGTAGCAAGGTCTCCTTCACCAAAAGGTGTAGTGTCTACAGGCTCTACAGTGTCTACAGGCTGTGTAGTGTCTGCAAAAACATCTGTAGTGTCTGTAAATATATCTGTAGGCTCTGCGGCTTCTACAGGCTCCGGTGAAGGCTCTGAAACTTCTACAGGAGGCTCTACACCTATAGGCTCTGGTGTAGGCTCTGGTGTAGGTGCTGGAGCCAATGTTGGTGTCGGTACTGGTGCAGCAGGTTCTGGAGCAGGCTGAGGAGCAGGAGCAGGCGCTGGTACTGGAGCAGGAGCAGGCGCTGGTGCCCCTAAATCATTAAAGTTTCCTGTAAGTAAAGCATTAGTTACACTACCGCTTGTCAATAATCCGCTTGTAACTGGGCCTCCTGCTGCGGCTCCACCGCCACCACCTGCAACAGGAGTAGGTATACGTATAGGCTCAGGCTGTATAACTGGAGGAGTTATGTCTAAAGTAGGAGGAACAAACTCTGGTGGTACAACTTCTGTAATAGCAGGAGGAGTAATTTCTGGAGGTGTTAAGTCTACATCAGGTTCCAGTGTAGGAGGCACTGGCGCTATTGGTTCAGTAACAAAGTCTGGATATAACTGCCTGTATTCTCCAACTGTTGTTAACTCAGGGTCTTCTTCAATAGATACAACAGGCGGTTGCTCTATAAATCTGTTAGAAGTCAATAAACCTGTAGTATCAGTGCTTGGTCTATATACAAAAGAGTCACCTAAACCAAAAGTTGTAAAATCTTCAGTAGGTAAAGCCGTAGGTGTCCTAGGAGAACCAACTTCAATACTAGGAGCAACAAGACCTTCAAAAGATATTTCGTTAAGCTCAGGTATTTCCGGCACTGTAATACCAGCTACTTCTGCTCTAAAAGCTGCGTCTGCTGCATCTTTCACTGCTGACTCTAAGTCAACATCAAAAGGTAAGTCTCCTGAACCAGCACCTACGTCAAAGTCTGGTAACTCAGGAACTTCAATAGCTCCTACATCTTCTCTAAACGCTGCTAAACGATCTTCTTCTATATTACTTAAAGCATCACTAGCAAGAGATGTGCCAGCGGCAGTCAATCCTGCTGTTAGTGGATCGCCACCTGTAAGACCAGCAATAGCGGCAGCACTAAGACCTTCAGCACCAGCAGTGCCAAAAGTACCTAAGTCTGCTCCAGTAATAAGAGGATCTGCAAGGCCGCCTAAGCCGCCTGTAAGAGCCGCTGTTAAAGGATCGCCACCTGTGACTCCTGCTGTAGCTGCGCCAGTTAAAGCTCCTGTAAGAGCAGGTTGAACAGCAGTGGGTGCAGCAGATGCTAAACCTCCTGCTAAAGGCCCAAACAAACCTGCTCCAGCTATTGCAGGTAGCCCAGCTTCTACAACATCTCCTACGTAGTCCATGAAGCCTTTGCTTCTGTCTACAGTCTGTATTTCACCAAAAGTAAAAGGATCGTATACGTACTCAGATGCGTTGTTACGGCTTATGCGCTGTGGAGATATGTCATATTTGGCATATATCTTCTGTACTTCGGGTGAGCGTTCATAGGCTTGTATCAGTGCATTCTGATAACTCTGACCTTCTAGCTGTGCCTGTGCTACCTCTGGGGCCATGACAGGCATAAGTTCTTCTTGGAACTTCTTTAGGTTCTCATTAGAGATATTGCCGTAGTCAAAGTCATAACCTTCAAAGTCTTCTAAAGTCTTGTCAAATGCAAACTCACCTACATTACTAGTGTCTATGCCACCGGGTACAATAAATAAATCTTCTACAGGAGCGTATGCACCTGCTTCAGCCATGTCAGCGCCGGATGTAATATAGCCTTGGTCTGATAAAGAGCTTTGAAGAATGTCTGCAAACTCTGATGGATCTTCTCCAGCACGCAAAGCATCGTAGTAAGTAGAGATGTTAGCAGGCTGTACTTGTGCTGCTTTAGCTGCATCTGCTTCTGCTTGTAACCTATTACGTTCAGCTACTTCTGCTTTTAGTGCAGCAAGTCTAGCCGCCTCAGCAGCTTGGTATTCACGCTCTGCTCTGCCTCGTTCTTCTGCTTGTCTTTGTAAAGCAAGGGGGTCAAAGCCTCCACTACCAAACAATCCTCCGGGTATAGTTATTTGAAACATTACTTACCCCAGTGAGACAAAGTTTTGATACCAAAGCTGGCAGCTATAGCGCCACCTAAGAATGCTTTGTAGTAGTCAGGCATAGTAGACAATACGGCAAACCCTTCTTTTACATAGGGAACCATATCAGGGATGAAGGCTCCAATTAAAGGTAAACTCAAAATAACTGCAAACCATTCATCCTTCCATGAGGACTGTGATGCAGCGGCTTGTTGAGTTTCCCAGTCTGCGTCAGCATTAATCTTACGCATTTTGGACTCATGGACAGCTTGCTTTTCAGCAGCTTTATTTTTAAGAAAAGTACCAGCTAAGTTAGCTACAGGGCCAATCAACGCTTGCCACATGTTACACTCCTTAAAGATAAAGCTAAGGGGCCACCGTAGCAGCCCCCAGCTAAATGATTGTTACTTAGGAACAACCAAGGTCAAACCTGACTCAGGACGCAGTACGTTTACGCCGTACAGAGTATCTGAGGTGAACAGGTTAGCAAGGAACTCTTGCTTGTACTGAGTCTGAGAACGAACGCCCAGTTGCTCAGCCATTACAATTGCATCCTTTTGGAACAACAGTGCGCCCAAAGAGTCTACAGCAGAAGCAGAGTTATCAGCAGCAGTTTCAACTACAGGGCAGTTGGTGCTAACAAATACGTCAATACCATACAGTTGACCTATTTGACCACCAGTTACCTGACCGTTGTTTACGAAGTCAGAACTTACGTAACGGTCAATACCCATGATGGTGTTGCGTACTGAAGGAGGAATAACGAAGCAACGGTTTTCCATTGGTACGTCAGCGTCATCCAGCTTTTGAATGATAGCGCGGAAACCAGCGTCAGTGAATACATCAGCAGTGGTTACAGTGTCAGCCGTATAGGTAGACAGACCGTTGGTAGCGTCTACAAAGAACGTACCGCCATTGTTGAGGTAAGTCGTAGAAGACGTACCAGCAGAGCCTAGGCCGGTAGCCAAGCTGTGCAGGTCGGTGTCAACTTGCTTAGCCAAAGCGTAGCCAGCGTCTTCCGTGTAAAACTGACGTAGTGAGCTAAGAGCCTGTACGTCCGTAATGTCTTCAATCAAACGTGAGTATTCAAAGTGCTTGTCAATAGAGATCTGCACTTCACCTTCCGTAGCGTTCTGTACCGTTACAGCAGTGTTCTCAGCTTTAGCATGAGCATCACCACGGACAGGCTTAGGCACATGGATGGTATCACCCTTCTTGCCAGCCATAGACATCTTCTTGACAAGGTTTGCCAATACAAGGTTCTTCTGGTAGGCTGCAACAATCTCATCACTCCAAATTTCTGGAATAAAGGTAGCTGCGCTAGTGTTATCTACAAACCCGCCAGTTGCGGGATATACTGAATCAGTCATAATAAATATCTCCTAAGATATACTATCTGACCCGTTTTTCTGCGTATGCCTTCATAATCTCTGGTTGTAGAGCAGCATAGCGGTCAGGGTCGGTTCTCATAAGGTTAATAATGTCTGCGCGTCGGTAGATCTTCTTAGGTGCTGATTCATTGCTACCACGGGCATTACCTGTGGATGCTGCCTTAACTGCTTGCTTACGGGATTGCTCCTCTACAGCGGCAGTCTGCTGTACAATGTTTTGTCGCTCTTTCCACAAGCTAAATAGCTCATCAGCGGCTTCACTGTCGTACTGCTGGTCTGCTGCTACAAACAGCTTAGTCCTAACATTAGATGCCTTAATCCATTCAGCAAAGTTTGCATCTTGCAAAATGTTCTGCATATCAGGGTGCTTACGTTGTAGCTCTGATAGTGCAGTACTTGCACGATACTGTTGCGTTACGGCTTCAGCTTCCTTAATCTTAGGATGGTTCTGAATAGCCCTGTCTACAGCCTTATCAGGGTCTGTAAACCAATCTACTTCTTCGTCTTGTTGTGGTGCTTGTTGCGTATCTTGCGTGAGTTGTGTCTGGATATACGTATCAACAACTTTACGTAGCTCACCTACTTCAGAACTTTGTCTACCCAATAGCTTCTCAGCTTCTTGGTGCATCTGTACAAGTTCTTCAGCGGACTTGCCTTTGTACTTATCAGGGATCTC